TGTTAAGGAAGTAGTTAAAGAAAAAATTGCAAAAGCAAAAGCCCCAAAAGCTCCAAAGGCACCAGTTGCTAAACCAGCAGCAAAAAAACCTGTAGCAAAAACGAGTGCTAAGAAAGTAAAATAATGCTTAAACTAGCAGAAATAGCAAAGGCATGGATAGCAGCAGCTAATCCAACACCAGAGCAAAAAATTATAGCTGAGTATAGGGCGAGTGTTTGTGACACTTGCCCAAGCAAAGCTCACCAGGCTATAATGGATTTATATTACTGCAGTGAATGTGGATGTCCACTATCTAAAAAAATTTTCAGTCCTGTTGAAGGACCTAAAGCTTGCCCATTAGCTAAATGGGAACAATAATAACGTTATGGCACAATTAACTCCAGAAGAATTACAATCAATTAAAGACTTACAGTCTAAGTACAATCAAACCATATTCGAAATCGGTGCATCTGAAGCACAGCTAATCGCATTTCGACAAGGCATTGATAAACTAGAAAAAGCTAAAAATGGTTTAATATCTGATCTTGCAACAATTGAACAGAAAGAATCAGAATTAGTTAAATCACTTCAAGAAAAGTACGGACATGGTGAGATAGATATAGAAACGGGAAATATTATACCTGTCCAATAGTAACCTGCGGTTTATAGCTGTTTTTGGATATTTATTATTAGGTCAATCCTATTAAATTTTCAAAAACAATTATAAAAAATGGGCGAAAAAATTTTATCTCCTGGCGTATTCCAAAATGAATCTGACCAATCGTTAGTTCAAAGAGGTATCCAAGGTACTGCAACAGCAATCGTTGGTCCTACAGTGTTAGGTCAACCATTGGTTCCTACCTATGTTACTTCATATAGTGATTATACATCAAAATTCGGAGAATCATTTAAGAGTGGTAGTTACTACTACGAATATTTAACATCATTAGCTGCTAAGGATTTCTTTTTCAATGGTGGTCAAACACTATTAGTTACTAGAGTTATTAGTGGTAGTTCTAATGTGAGTACTTATGCAGAAGCAGGTATTCCTAACTCTTTAACATCAACTGCTGGTGCTAGATCTTCTGCTTCATTTGCATTAAATGGAAACGATACAGGTAGTGCTGGATCTAATACATTCATGCGCCTGGGTATTCCTGGTGTGAATGATTATTGGATTGGTTTAGTACAAAACACAAGTTGGTTAACAGCAGGACAATCACAGGCCGATACAGTATCAGATATATTTTGGATTGGCGTTGGTGCAACTCCAACAATTGATCAAGTAGGTAACTATATCACAGCTTCTATTAATACGAGTGCTAGTTTCTTTAGAAATAATTTCACAGCATCTTATGATAATGCTTCTGATATTTTAACTATCACTGCACTTACTACTGCTAACCAAAATAGTGTTCCTAACAATAATTGGTTTGTAAGTCGTTCATTAAATTATGTTTATGATACTACTGGTACTGTACAACTTTTTGCTAACGGTACTGATGGTACTGTAAATAATTCATTTACCCTTGAAACATTAGCTTGGGGTGACCAAATGAATAACACCTCAAGTATTACAGCTGGTGCTTTAGCAAGCGGTACTGCAGCTAACGTTCGTTGGGAAATTATAAGTGTAAACACAGGAAGTGGTACATTTAATTTAGCAATCCGTGCTGGTAATGATAATAATGCTCAACTTAATTACTTAGAAACATTCCCTAACTTATCATTAGACCCAGCCTTACCTAACTTTATTACTCGTGTTATTGGTGACTCTAATCCAGTTTATAAAGTAGACGGTGACGGTGTACCATATATTGACTATACTGGCTCTTATGCTAATGCTTCTCAATATGTTCGTGTTAAGTCTGTAGACTACCCACAAGTAGACTCAATTGACAACAACGGTAATTACAAATCAGGATCTTACAGTGGTAGTTTACCACTTGTTGGAAGTGGATCATATGGTGGTTCGTTTGCTGGTGGTGTTGCTGCAACAAACAGAGTTCAATTAATGAACGAAAACATCACAACAACAAACATTCAAGGATTCTCTCCAGCAGATTATACCAATGCTTTTGGTATATTAACAAATAAAGATGAATACCAATTCAACGTATTGTTAGCCCCAGGTATTGGTTTAGATAATAGTGCTGCAGCAAGAATGATCTCTACTTGCGAAGATAGAGGTGATGCTGTTGCAATGGTAGATTGTAAAACATACGGTTCAACTGTAGTAGGTGCTACACAAGCAGCTGCTGGTCAATCTAGTAACTATGCTGCTACTTACTGGCCTTGGATTCAATTACAATCAACAGCATTAGGTAAAGCAGTATGGGCTCCAGCAACAACTGTAATGGGTGGGGTTTTAGCATTTAACGACCGAGTTGGTGCTGAATGGTTCGCTCCAGCAGGTTTAAACCGCGGTGGTCTTCCAAATGTATTAAAAGCTGAAAGAAAATTATCTCAAACAGACCGTGATGTATTATATGAAGGTAATGTTAACCCATTAGCTACATTCCCAGGAAATGGTGTTGTAGTATTTGGTCAAAAGACATTACAACGTAAAGCAACAGCTTTAGACAGAGTAAATGTTCGTCGTTTGTTGATTAGATTAAAAGATTTTATTGGTCAAGTTGCAAACAACTTAGTATTCGAACAAAATACAACAATAACTCGTAATAGATTCTTATCTCAAGTAAACCCTTACTTAGATTCAGTAGTACAACAACAAGGTTTATTTGCTTACAAAGTGGTGATGGATGATTCAAACAACACACCTGATGTAATTGATAGAAACCAATTAGTAGGTCAGATTTATATCCAACCAACTAAGACAGCTGAATTTATCATATTAAATTTCAACGTATTACCAACTGGCGCTACATTCCCTGCATAAGGGGATGTAGTTGCTAATATTTATTAATAGCAATTAAACACTAATATAAAATGGCTGTATTATCACCAAACGAAATAATGTTCACAGCGTTTGAACCTAAAGTTCAGAATCGTTTTATCATGTACATCGATGGTATTCCTGCGTACTTGATTAAAAAGGCATCTGCTCCTGGATTTGAAGCTGGTGAAATTATTTTAGATCATATCAACGTTTATCGTAAAGTTAAAGGTAAAGTTCGTTGGAATGACATGACTTTAGAATTATATGATCCTGTAACCCCATCTGGTGCGCAATCAGTAATGGAATGGGCTCGTTTAGCACACGAATCAGTAACAGGCCGCGATGGTTATTCTGACTTCTACAAAAAGAGCATCACATTAGACATCTTAGGTCCAGTAGGTGATGTAGTAGGTGAGTGGATTATCAACGGTGCTTACGTTAAAACTGCAACTTTCGGTGAATACGATTGGAGCGCAGACGCAGCAATTAGCTTATCAGTAACGATAGCTATGGATTACTGCGTATTGAACTTCTAATTATATTTCAATATTTTTAATTAAGGGTGTTTGCTTTTGGCAAATGCCCTTTTTTATTTTATATTTATATCCATGGAATTATTAAAATCATTTGATAAAACAAAACTAGATTTAGAAAATCCCTCGCCATCAGGTTTTAATAGACTTGATACTATTACTGATTACAATGCTAATAGTACAGGTACACCTACCAACACAGCAAATCCTGGAGCACCATCACGCTTTTTTCAAAAATTTGTTCCACAAGAAACATATTTACAATACGTTAAGAATTTATCTGGCAAAAGTAATTTATTAAATTTAAGTGGTCTTAATAGTAATATTGATCTTTCTACCAATACTAACTATACAATATTTGACGCTACTAACCTTGACATTGAAAAACCAGGAGTTAATGGTGGTATTCCGTACAAACAAGAAAAAGACCCAACAGTATACCCAGTAACATCACAAAGAGTAACACCATCAAGGGGGGCATTCCCAGTACAGGGAGAGGGTGCTAAAAAATATACCCAACCTTTTTCCCCAACTAAAACATACTCAGAGTTTATAAAGAAGTTTATTTAATACTACTTGGTAAACACCCTTCCCTTTCGTATATTTATATATATAATAAATAAAATAAGTTTATGGCTGAATTAAAAATTCCAACAGAAATCGTTTCGTTACCCTCAAAAGGTTTATTGTATCCTGAAACATCACCACTTTCTAAAGGTGAAATTGAGATGAAATATATGACAGCAAAAGAAGAAGATATTCTTACCAATGCTAACTTTATTCGTCAAGGTACTGTTATTGACAAATTACTACAAGCACTAATTGTAACACCAATTGATTACAATGAGTTACTAATTGGCGATAAAAATGCAGTACTAGTTGCTGCTCGTGTTTTAGGTTATGGTAAAGATTATTCTTTCACCTATAATGGTAAAGAAGTATCAGTTGATTTATCAACATTAGAAGATAAAGTAGTTGATGAATCGCTATTTACCCGTGGCTCAAATGAATTTAATTTCACATTCCCACACTCAGGCAACAATGTTACATTCAAATTATTGACGCACGGTGATGAACAAAAAATCGATGCTGAAATTAAAGGTTTGCAAAAGGTAAATCCAAATTCATCTACGGATGTTACTACACGTTTAAAATATATGATTACTTCAATTGAAGGCAAACGTGATCAAAAAGATATCCGTGATTTTGTTGATAATTACTTAATTGCTAAAGACGCTAGAGCATTACGTGAATACTACACTAAAATCCAACCAGATATTAACTTAACATACAAGCCAGAAGATGATAGTTATGTAGGGGAGGGCATAGCTATTCCAATTTCACTTAACTTTTTTTGGCCTGACTCAGGACTATAGATTAACATTATTTAATCAAATTCATGAAATTGTATTTCATGGAAACGGTGGTTACGATTGGGACACGGTTTACAATATGCCTATTTGGTTACGTTTATTCACGTTTAATAAAATGAAAGAGTATTATAACAAACAGAACGAGGAAAACGAGAAAATAAACAATCAATTGCAAAATAAAGCCGCAAACATTGCGAAACCAAACATAAATCAAGCACCACCACCAACATATAAAGTAAAGGCGCCTAAGAAATAGGCGCTTTTGATATTTATATAGTGTAATATTATTTAATAACTTATGCCTCCTGTTGACCCAAATATAAGCCCCGAAGCATTAAAATCACTTGATGATTTTAAAAAGAGAATGGAAGAAATTAACGATCAAATCGTTGATATGGGTAATGAATTGGGTGATGATTTAGTAAAAAAACTTACTAAAGTTACCATTTCAGCCAAGAAAATAACAGATCCATTAAAGGAAGTTGAGTCTTTAAGTAAAAAAATATTTAAATCAACAATTACTAGCTGAATTTCAAACATTAAAAGAAGTTAGTGATGTAGAAGCAGAGATATTAAGAACTCAACAAGAACAAGTTAAGGCTGAAGAAGAAAAAGAAAAAGCTCGAAAAGATGCAACAGCAGCCTTAAAACAACAACTCCAATCAGCTTGGTTACCTATTAAGGGTGCAATTCTTGGTATAGTTAAAGCTGTACTTGCCGTAGATACTCAAGTAACAAATCTTGGTAGATCATTAGGTATTAGTAATAGTTCAGCAAAGGAATTAAGAGATGGTATGGAGTCTTTTGCCAAATCAGCTAATGATGGTTTTACCACAGTAGCACGATTATCAAAAGCACAAGCTGATTTAACTGAACAATTAGGAATTGCAGTTGATTTTGGTGATAAGGAAAGACAACAATTTGCTAAATTAACAGAAGTAGTAGGATTATCAGCAGATGAAGCAGGAAAATTAGCCAATTTCTCAGCAGCAACGGGAATGTCAACTAGTGATTACTTAAAAGACGTTCGCGCTGCTGGTTTTGCTTCTCAACAAGCTAATAAAATTCATATTAGCGATAAGCAATTATTACAAAGTATATCTAAATTAAGCGCTGGTATATTAGTTAAATTCCAAGGTAATCCTAAAGCATTAGCTGACGCAGTAGTACAAGCTAAGAAATTTGGTTTAACTTTAGAACAAGTAGATAAAACAGGTGAGTCTCTTCTTAATTTTGAAACATCAATAGAAAATGAACTTAAAGCTGAATTAATAACTGGTAAACAGTTAAATCTTGAAAGAGCAAGAGCTGCTGCCTTAACAGGTGATCAAGCTACATTAATGCAAGAAGTAGCTTCTCAAGCAGGTACATTAGCTGAGTTCCAAGATATGAATGTTGTTGCTCAAAAATCATTAGCTGAAGCTTTTGGTATGAGTAGAGAAGAAATGGCTGACATGTTATTAAAACAAGAAGCTATTAACAAATACGGAAGTGCAGCTGAAGAACTTAATGCCCAACAATTAAAAGATTTTGAAAAACAGGGAGGTAGTTTAGCTGATTTTCTTGCAAAAGAAGCTGAAAAAGTAGATATTCAAACTAAGTTTAATACTGCAATGGAAAGAATGCAGGAGATATTAGGTAATATTGCTGCGGGTCCTTTAGGTACTATATTAAAAATGTTTACTGATTTACTTAGCAATTCTACTAGCTTAGCAGCTATATTAGGTGGAGTAATGATGGTAAACCTAGTAAAAATGGCTGTTACCCTGAAGAGACTAGCAAAAGCATCTAAATCCGGTGCCATTGTAGACATTATAGGTGCTGCTTTTAAATCAGTAGGAGGAATACCAGGTATTGGTATGATTGCAGCTGGTGCTGCAGCAGCAGCAGGTCTTGCCTATTTAGCCAGTAAAACTCAAGATGTAGAAGATGGTATGGTTCCTCCAGGCAATGGTCCTTTCACAATTACAGATAAATTTGGTGCAACTGCTATAACAGCAGCAGGTGATGGTATTGCTGTTTCACCTAACATTAGTAAAAGTAACAGTGTTGCTGATCTATCTAACGCTAATAAAAATGACAGCCTTTCAATTTCACCTAGCATTAATAAAGGTAATAGTGGTGGGATTGATATAGCACCTTTAGTGGCCGCAATGAACGAAGTAAAAAACGCAATAAACGCATTAGCTAACAAACCTGCACCAGCAATGGCACTTCAAGTGGGCGCAGAAAAATTAGGTGAAGTTGTTGGAAAACAAGCAGAAACAGGTACTAACCAATACAAAAATGCATATAGACTAGCATAGTAGTTAAATATTTATACGAAACAATTAAATAATTAAAAATGTCATTAGAAAACAAATTAAAGGATAGTAAGTTAAGCTTAGAGGGTAACGGATTTAATCCACAACTTAAAACACCTTCTTGGGGATTTAGTAACCCAAATATTAACCCAGCAACATTAAACCCATTAGACCCAAAACTTAGTGCACTGCAATATACACATGGTGTAGACTCTATACCAAAAGATGTTAAAATTATAAGTTTTAACAAAACACAATACAAACCATATTTACCTGAAGAAAGTAAATTAGATGAATTAGATACAAGAGCTCCTAAAAATAATAGAGCTGGTGGAACTGGGTCTGTAGTATCACAAATATACAAATCATCAACCAACCAGAACTATAAAGACAAAGGTCCTAAAAATGGCCGTTACATATCATAATTAATAGGAATGCCTCTAATAGACCTAAAAACAAACTTAAAATCACTTAAGTACGGAAACGATCGTACTAATGCGGGAAGCAGTGGCCAACCTTATATAACAACCGATTCTGATGGCAATACCAATTTGTCTCTCGGTGCCAATAATGCGGCTGGTGATGTTCTTCGTTTTATAGGTATAGACAAAATTCCTTTAGTTCCAAATTTATCTGTTAAATTAAATGAAAGTAACGTAGGAAAGTTTGTTAATCAAGTATTAAATACAGATGATTTTATTAGAGGAGGAGCTGTAGGATCAGCTCAAGCATCTATTAATGATGCTTTTCGTATAGGGGCTTTCCTTACAGATTTACCTAAAGGACCTATATTCCTTGCTAAACAAGTAGGCTTACAATTATCTAATCCAAAATTAGAAGTTAAAAAAGGTGGAGCTGCTTTTGCAGGTAGTCTTCTTAAGGCTGCTTTTAGTGCTAGCCCTGCTCAAGCAGTAGGCTCAGTTACAGGTGGAATTTTAGGACCTACTAGAATATATAATGCTGGTATTAATACATTAGCTCAAGTACCAGCAAATGCATTTGGTATTCATTTTAGCAGACATGGTTTATTACCTATACAAGACGAACAAACCAAATACCAAAATGTAGTTACTTTTAATAATGAAAGTACTAATAGTAAAAATAATAGATTAGTAGAGTTAGTAGATAAGTTTGATTTAGGAGATCAACAATATGAGGCAAATCCTAATTTTAACTTAAGAGCAGCTAAAAAAGCAAATAGACAAGCTAATAGAACAAATAGACAAGCTAATAGACAATCAAATCAAAACCTAAAAGCCCTATCAGTTAAATACTCTGGTACTCCTTATGTTCCTGTCAAATTTAAAAGACAAAAATTAAACATTGATAACCAAGTAATTTCTGCTTACCCAACAGGCCCTGGATCCACATACGGTGTAGGACTTACTGTAATTCAAAGATATAGCTTTACTGAAGATAAGTTAAAAATTGAAGAATCATTAGGTAATGCCTCTGATTTTGCTGGTAAATCTAGACTTACTACTAGTACAATAAATTATTCGAGAGCATTAGGAGAAAAAGCAAAACTATCTGTTAGTAATGCTGCTAAAGCTATTAATGCTTATACTGGTTCAATACCAGGTTCTGCAGGACTAGGACCAATTCAGATTGCAGTTGCTTTAAACCAAGGAAAATATACAGACTACTCTGACTTAGCCTCAGATATTAGTACAAACATAACAAATGTAACTCAATCAATACCTTCGTTTGGTACTTATTCAGCTATTAATCCTGTTATTTATAGTGGTTCAATCTCAAATACAGATTCTTTTATAACTAGAGGAGCAAATAATTTTAGATACTATGGTGCTGCAGTAACATCATCAGCCTCATCTGGAAGTTTAACATATAATAACACCAAAGTCTTTTCTAGAAACGATGCTGGTATTATGACTGTAATATTTAGAGCTATTAACCCATTTGATAAAGACTCATCAACTAATGAAGAAGTATGGGCATTCAATGCTTATATGAGTGGTTATAAAGACAATTTTGATGCTACTTGGAATGATGTTAATTATGTAGGTCGGTCAGAAAGTTTTTATATTTACAGTAAATTTAAACGCACAGTAAATTTTGATTTAAAAATTCCTTGCTTTAATAAAATTGAACTATTTGAGAAACATAGAGCATTGGGTCAATTAGCATCAGTAACTGCTGGTTCTTATAATAATAGGTTATTATTAGGTGGTGTTTTAATTAAAATAAACATGGGTAATTATTTAGTTGGTGAATATGCTACTTTAAATAATGTAAGCTATAGTATTCCTGATGATGCTTCTTGGGATATAGCAAATGATGCTTTATTATCAATGTATATTGATGCTAGTTTTAGCTTAACAATAGTTCATAAAAAATTACCTGAATATCGAAAAAGCAGTAAAACTGTTCTTGAAAATGGTTTCTTTGGCCACTTACCCAACCCAATAAATACAACCCAAGCTACTAGATCTGGGTTTATTCAGGCACCCAATGTAATAGCTAAATTCTTAAAAGACTAAATAAATGGAACGTTATAGTAGTACAGATATATTACAAACAGCAAATACAAATCGCCCATACTATAAAGGTAAATTTTATCCTGATATTCCATTGTCAGAAACAGATGAATATGTTATTACAACTGTTGGAGATAGACTTGATAGTCTAGCCTATTCTTATTACCTTGACGCTACCTTATGGTGGGTGATTGCTGCTGCAAATAATAATATAACTAAAGGAGCATTATACCCAGTACCGGGTACACAATTAAGAATACCAACAGATATAAATGCTGTTTTAGACCTATATAATCAATTTAACCAAGCTAGATAAATGTTATGTCAATATTCAGAAATACATTCCAAGATAATATAAAGGCTTCTTTAACAGCTAGACAAGAGGCTATGGAAGTCTCGAACCGCACTCCAGAAGTTATTCAATACTTAAATTCTCGTAATTCATGGATTAGAATGACATCCAGTGTTGACGTTAATAATGATAAGGGACAATCAGCTAGAAGGAATATTTTATTAGGAGGTACTTTAGGATTTGGATTAAAATCTGGAGTTGGAGCAACAGTAAATAAAGCATACAATTACACTTCCACATCCGGTGTTGATAACAGATTAGGTCTTCGTCCAATGGCTGGTATTACTAATATGAGTATTAAATCCAAATCAGCATATGGTTCATTAAGAGAAGCAGTAGTTAGTTTTCAATGTTGGGATATTCATCAACTTGAAGAATTAGAATTACTTTATATGCGTCCTGGATATACAGTACTTGTAGAATGGGGTTGGACACCTTATCTAGATAGTGGTAGAAATTTAGTAACGACACCACCAAGCGTTTATGATATTTTAAATAAAGGTACTACTAGTAGAACAACTATATTTAAAGAATTATATGAGAAAACTAAATTATCTGGAGGTAACTACGACGCTATGTTTGGATATGTTAAAAACTACCAATGGTCAGCTCGTGAAGATGGAGGATACGATTGTCAAACAACAATTATATCAACAGGTGAAATTATTGAATCATTAAAGGTAAACTATGTATTACCTGACTTAACTAAACTTAACTCTTCTTCTACTAATGTCGGGTTTCTAGATTCAGAATTTACAGCCCTAGGAACTGTCAAATCAAACAAATTAAAAGAGCATTACGAAAAAAATATATTAGCTGGTGTTTGGGCTGAAGCTTATTATAGATTAAGCGAGGCAACAGTCACCACCGTTGTTCCTCCTGGTGGTGGAACTCCTTCTATTACCCCAGGACCCGTAACATTGTCATCAACCTCTATTTTTAAAGATAAATACGCTATTATTAAAGCACCTTATCTTAAAACAACAAGTTGGTCTCCTTTAGCAGGAAGCACTCAGTTTCAATACTACATTACTTTAGAAGCTGTTTTTGATGTACTTAATAAGTATGTTATACCAAAAGATGAGAAAGGTAATTTATTAATGGAATTATCTACTCAAACAGAAGAATATGCAGGTACTGCAGAAGATTTATTATGTGTAGCTCATCCTGTACAAGTATCTGTTGATCCAACAGTATGTGTTATTAAGAGTCCCATATGGTATGATACGACATCAGCAGGGATATTAACTGGAATAAGTGCAACCGTAGCAGCTAGCACACCAGGAACAAAAGCAGCTGCTATTACAAAAGCAGCAAATGATTATATAGCTAGTAAAGGTAACACAGCTAAATTGCAAGCAAATCTATTAGCATTCACACTTGCTATCCAGCAAATAACCACCCTTGTTGAATATCAACAGGTTAATGCTGCAATGGGTACTCAAGATATTCCTTATTATTTAAGTAGAAGAGTAGCTGCATCTAGTGCTGGATCAGGGGTATCCCCAGATATTGGTGGTATGATGGGAGAAACAGAGCAAAGTTTTTGGAAGCCAGTACGGGATCATTTACAATTAATTCTTGATCCAACAGGTACTGGGGGTGCTGTTTTTTTAAACATCGATTTTGATGGTGCTACTGGTTATCAAACTAGAATAAAAATAAAGCCTCCTACAGGTACTCCACCACCAACAACCATAGTATCTATTACTTCTATAGACAATGCAAAAGCTGCCCTAACTCAGTTAAAAGATTTAGATCAATCCTTTTTCTCTGGTAATATAAATGGATATGATGAATTAGGTGTAATAGGAAATACTTTACTAAAGCTAAAAACCCAACATTATTTGAACTACAAGTAGGTAACTTAAATTCAGTAGTTAGAAATTATAGCTTACAATCACAAATATTCCCAGAACAATCATCTATTATTGCTATTGGTTCACAAGCTCAAGGTGGTCAATTAGGTATGCAAAATAATACTATGATTGATTTTAACAGAAGTTTAATTGATAGAATAATACCAAAAAAGGATTTTGGTATAGCAAGTAATGCAGCTTTACATAAGGGGAAATTGGATACTGCATTAGCTAGTAATTTAGGAGGCATAATATTCATGTTTGCAACCTTACAAGACAAAGAAACAGCACCAGGATCATCAACAGATATTTCTACATTATTTAATAGATGTAAAAGTAATTTAAGAGATTTAATTGTATATTTTCAGTCTATTACAAAATCCCCAGGTGCTAATAGAAATATAATTCCATTTAAATTCTCATTTGAAATGGATGGTATTGGTGGATTAGTAATAGGAAATCTATTTACTATAAATTCAGGCGTATTACCTAAGGGATATAAAGGTGGTGGTGCTGGTGTTAAATTAGCTCAAACAATAACAGGTATATCTCATACTCTTAGTAACAACAACGATTGGACAACTAAAATTGATGCTTTAAATATTGTATTAGAAGACGGACTAAATACTATTGCATTTAAAGATTTAGATTTAGCTACTTTAATTAACAATTCATATAAAAATTCATTAGCATCTGCACTTCCACCAACAGGAACATCATCACTCCCTGCACCTTTAATACCGTTTGCTCCTGCAGGACGTAAACGTAATTTAAGCGATATTAAACAGATTATTATCCATGATACCGCTGGATATGGAGGTATTGATGCAACAGTAAAAACACTTAATGATAGAGGATTAGGAATTCATTATATTGTTGATAGAGACGGAAGATCATTAAACCAAACTCCTCTAGATAGAATTGCACAACATGCTGGAGCAACAGCAAACCCAACCTCAGTTGGTATTGAAATAGGTAACACCGGACCTTTTATAGTTAGTGGAGGTAAACTATGGCATCCATATGTTACTAACCCAAAAGATGGATCACCAGGTAACAGTTTTACTATAGACAGTGCTGGTCAAACCAAACTCAAAAAATACGTAAGCCTACCAGGAAATGATCAGACACAAACAGCAGGATTTAGAGATTTTGGGTGGTCTCTTAATTATTCTAGATATTACGAAGATTATACTACTGCTCAAGCAAATGAATTAAAAAGAGTAATAATAGAAATTTTAAACCAATGTCCAAATATTGTACTTAATTATGCAGCAAATGATCTAAGTATATACCAAAATGTATTTGGTTTAAAGTCCATGACAGCTTTACCAAAAGCAGGTGAAAGCTATGTTACTAAAAGAGACTTTGTTTCTTTAAATAAAGGAATATATGCTCATGCTACAATCTCAACAGACAAATCTGATGCTCATCCTTCTCCTGAAATGCTGAGAATACTTAGAGAAATAAAAACTGAAACAGGACGATAATGAAAGTACCAACAAACATAATACAAACAGACAAATATACTTCAGGGAATGAGTTTGTAGAAGAAAAAACAAATAAACCATATCAAGGATATTACTATGAATTAAATGGCTCCTTATATACAGGTAAAGAATATAGTATAGATACTATTAAAATAATAAAAAAACAAGACCAAAATCAATTATATAATAACAGTAATACAGCTCTATTTTCACTTGTATCTGGTATTACATCACAACAATTGACTCCACCGTTAGTAAAAGGAATTCCATTTAGTGAGGAAATACCCCATGGGGAAGATCTTTCTTTTTATAGTAGGCAAGTAAATATTAATCCTATTATCATCAAATCCATTGATGAAAAAACTTATATTTCACTTCAAGGAAGTCCATTATATCAAACAACTTTTATAGGAACTTATAATGGTATTAATCAAAACGCAGACCAAGCATATGCTCAAATACCTGGTTTAAAGACTTTTTTGGAAGGCTAAAATTTAGTCTTATATTTCGTCAAATAAAAAGGTTATGTTTTACATTATTGAACGTTCAGACCAGCTAGAAAAGCTGGGTAGTTTTGGGGACTGTTTCGTCAGTTTCATCCCCAAAAACAACAAATACCATCCTGCATTAACTGACTTAAGTTTAGTTTACGTTAGGGATCTTATAAGAACTAAAGGATTTATGCTCTGTATTAATCACAGTGAGTCATTTGGATTAAAGAAAGAAGATGTTGAGTGGTGGTTGCTTAACAACACACAAAAGATGTGGGTGCTAGATAAGAAAGAAGCACTGTATTATTTCAATAAACCACATAAATTATTTGATGTAAATTTCATCAAACA